AGGTGTGCCTTAGAACCATACCCCATGTTGTTGTCCCATTTGTATTCAGGGTAGTGGGCGCTCATGCCTAGCATATCCAGGTCTCGAACTACTTTCGCTACGATACTTGCAGCTCCGATCTGCCAGTAGGTGGCATCTCCTTTGACGAACGTAGATTGTTTGCCTTCGTAACTCTGTAGTTCATGGTTCCCGTCTATCATTAGATGGTCAATCTCTGGTGCCCCCTCAAGGGCGTCTGAGCACGCTCGGTCCCATGCTGCGGATAGGCCCCTCTTGTCTATGACTGAGGGGTGAGCCCACCCGATTCCAAAATATGTGGCACTACGCATGATGACGGGCGCTAGTTCCATTCTCTTATTGAATGTTAGTTGTTTTGAATCGGTAACGCCGGGGATAGGTGTAGCGCCTTCCGGGAACACTACAACTGCCACACATAGGGGTCCGGCAAGTGGACCCATTCCAACTTCATCTAGCCCTGCGCTCAAACCTCTGGCCTCCCTTGAATCTTCCGCTCTTCGCATCTCGACTCCATACTCTCTCTTGGGTTAGTACTTCGGCCTGAATCCACGAATCCGTGATGTTGATGACTGGTACATCGCAGCTAAACTCTCTTGCCCAGCAACGTAGGTATGCTCTTAGTGGCTCCCTTGTATCCTTACCTATCGGAAGTCGTAGGTTGATCTTGAGGATGAATCTAATTGGGTCGACGGTAGGGAAGACTTGAAAGGAGGGGTCGACAACGTCTTCGTCTATGGCTGCTAGAATACCTTGCCTAAGATGTTCCACCCACTGTAATCGTTGTCTGGCTAATCGCTCTTTCGAGTTCATGTGGCACTTATACCAAGAAGATGCGATTATTGCGCGAGAGGGCGCAACGAATGCCGGAAATAGTTTCTCTATCTCAGAACCCAGATGATCGTCCTAGATCGTATTACGACACTGAGGATGTCAACCGGGACGACCCTGATTACCGTATCAACGAGGAAGAGGAACTGAGCGTATTTGAGCGTGAAGGGCCTATGCCTACTAGCCCTTCTGCTTTTGTAGAAGCAGCCATCAAGATCCCCCACAAAGGTAAGTTGGCGAACTTTAGCTTTCAGAGTCGTGGATATCTGAAAGCCATCTATGACTCGCCATCTAAACGCAAGCTCCTAATGTCGGGGAGACAGGTTGAGAAATCAACATTGTTGGGTAACTCTTGCCTGGCATACCTACTCATCAACCCGTACTTTCGTACGCTCTACGTTAGCCCCTCGAACCAGCAGACGAAGGTTTTTAGTAGAGATCGTATCGCAGAGCCTATTGAGCTCTCCCCGTTCTTGAAGCAGGCCACCAACAGTAAGCTGCTCAAGAACGTCTTTGAAAAGAGATTCATCAATCACTCTCAGATCACTCTGCGGTTTGCCTTTCTAAACGCAGATAGAACACGCGGTATCCCGTCCGACATGATCGTCATAGACGAGTTTCAGGACATACTCCTGGAGAACGTCCCGGTCATTGAGGAGTGCGCGTCTCACTCGGATTTCAAGTTCTTTGTGTACGCAGGTACTCCTAAGTCGTTAGACAATTCCATTGAGCACTACTGGACACGATTCTCTACGCAGAATGAGTGGTCAGTGCCGTGTCGTCGTCATGGGACTCCAAAAGACCCAGGTACTTGGCATTGGAATATCCTCGACGAGGAGAACGTGGGTGACAAGGGTCTTATCTGCGACAAGTGCCAAAAGCCAATTAGCGCGGATGACCCTGATGCTAGGTGGATAGCCCAGAACCCCCATCCTTCTGTGGAGATGCCGTTTGAGGGATACCGAATCCCTCAGCTTATGGTGCCCTGGATTGAGTGGGCGGACATCAAGAACAAGCAGAGGGTGTATAGCCGGGCCAAGTTCCACAACGAAGTTCTTGGCCGCAGTTATGACTCGGGCACCAGACCTCTTACAAGACGAGACGTTCAACGCAACTGCTGGGACGAGCTCTCGATGCGGTACTATCGAGACGTTATTCAGTACGCAAGTCAGTGTCCAATTTTTATGGGCATCGACTGGGGTACGGGAGAGTCTTCTTACACCGTAGTTACTCTTGGAGGGTACTTACCGTTCGCCCCGGACAGGTTTACCAACTTCTATTGGCACCGATTTGAAGGTGTAGAGTCAGAGCCTCGTAAGCAGTTGGAAATTATCCGACGCCTTATCGTAGACTTTAACGTACAGCGGGTAGGAGTTGACTACGGTGGTGGACACTGGCCTAACGACGAGCTCACTCGAGACTTTGGCGTAGACAAAATCAAGAAGTATCAGTGGGTAGGTAACGTCAAGAAGAAGATCAAGTTCGATCCTCAACTGGGTGTTCCTCGCCACCTGTGCCATCGCACAGAGGTGATGTCCGATATCTTCAACGCTATTAAGCGGGCGAACGTGTTCTGCTTTCCTCGGTGGGAGGAGTTTGAGGACCCGTTTGCCATGGACATGCTGAACATATTTTCCGAGTACAACGAGCGTCTACGTATGAACATCTACAAGGCGTCTCCGGGGCACCCAGATGACTCCTTCCATGCCATGACGTTTGGCTTTTTGGCTTCGTTCTACTCACGCCCCAGACCAGATGTTATTCTGCCCACCAAAGAGATACAACGGGCTCAGGGCTTAGACGGCAGTGACGACCAAGACGAACTTGAAGAGTTGGACATCACTTGATGCTCGAATCTTCCCACACTTTAGACCACATGTTAGCTTGAGGGCAGCGAGGTAACCAATGAGCGACCTTCCTTTCGGTATTGAGACCAAGAACACGTACGCCTCCTTGAGCCCAGCCGACCTGCAGTCACTTGGTAAGAGGGCCTGCGTGGCGTATCTAGGCAGTGGCATCTCTCTGAACGACGCCATCGTCAAGATTGCTCGAGAGTACCCGAGCATCTCGTCTCATCAGGTTCAGAGGGTCATCGAGTACGCGAACCAGGAGACGTTCGCTAAGCTCTTTGCAGACAATGAGAAGTACGCCAGCGACAAGAACATCGAGTTTGACGTCGCAGACCCGGGTTATATCCTCCTCGAGCTCAATAACGGAGCTCGTCCTTCTGTGATGACCGCCCCTCCTGACGAGTACTCTTCTAGCCCCGTGAAGCTATCCCATTCGACCGTAGAAGCAGACATCGAGCTGGCTCGGGTATTCGGGTTCGACCCCGCGCTACCTGGTTCAGAGTCTACGGTCTTGGTGAAGGTGGCTCAGGGTACGGCCTCTGTAGACCGTATTCTCAAGACCAAGGAAGCTAACGCCAACGGAGATGTGTTTGATCGTATCTTTGCTGTTGGGAAGATGAAGCATGCGGACATCGTGCCTGGTATGGCTCCCCAAGCTATGCCGATGGTTCCCCCTCAACAGTCTCCGGCAGAAGACGACGACGGTAACAGCCACAACACGCAGATGCTTGCACTTCAGCGAGAGATCGAGCTCTCAAAGAAGCGACAAGAGCTGCAGAAGGTTCAACAGCAGACTCTGGACGCTATGAACCCGCAGGGTCAGCCGGGGGCTGTCCCTGCACCGGGACCCGAAGCCCAAGGTCCAGCGACGGGGGAAGTAGGTCCTGACGCTGGGGCGGCAGCGGCCCCTCAGGGCCCGGTCGAGCAGCAGCTTCCTCCGGAGCAAATGACCCAAGAGCAGCTTCCTCCTGCGGCAGCAGGGGCTATTACTGCCCCTCCTGGTGCGGAAGGAATCAAGATGGGCTCTATGCTGAAGGAAGCCGTAGCCCACGTGAAGAGCTTACGTCCTGGTACAGACCTGCTGATGGACGCCTTGCGGGAGTCCGTATCTGTGGACCGAATCAAGGAAGCTACTGCGTCTAGGCACAGCTACCCGATGGCCAACCCGTGGGGGGAGGTCATTCGATCTAAGCAAAAGATCGCCAAGCTACTCGAGGATGCCAATTACGCTAGGGGCAAGAACGAGATGCTGCGTAAGGAGGCTACTGCGATCTTTACGGATGCTGTGAAGCAGCACATGCTGTCCGGAGGTGACCTTGGGGAGGTAGCTCATCTGATGTCGTCTGTCAGCGACGATCCCGTGAAGTTGAAGACAGCATTGGCCTCAGTGGTGCCTGAGCTTGAGCGTCACGGTCTGAATCATGCTCAAGCTAGAGCTAAGGCCATCATGTACGAGATGGTAAAGGGTGCCAGTGCGCGAGTACCTAATCGCAATCACCCGATAGCAAGAGCTTACGCAGACATGTGCAAGCTGGCCGAGGGTAGCGTAGTCCTTAACTCCGCCTATACGCAGCTTCAGCAGCAGTACCGGCTCGTGGACAAGGCGCTGCAGGAGGCGGGACTCAATGCTGTTACACGCTAGTCGTGCCTCTAGGGTTCTTACTAAGACGGCGCTCCTGGCAAAGGGAGTACAACTTGCTGGTAAGGGGGCGTGGAATGCTGGCAAGGGTCTCGCCGGGTTTGCTGGTAGGCATTGGAAGGGTCTTGGAGGCACGGCACTAGCTGGGTCTATGGTGGTGCCCGCAGTTAGAAAAGGT